ATGGAATGGAACTACGAAGGATTTATTGATGAGCACGGACTTCCAGTTTTCACTACTCCTGATGTCAATCGGCTCGACCCAAGCGGTGAACTAATAGATGTAGGTGTAATAGATAATTGGCAAAACGAAGTAGATGGTTTAAAAGGAGATCATGATGCGTTAAATGAATTTTATCGCCAATTTCCCAGAACAACAGAGCATGCTTTTAGAGATGAAACTAAAAACAGTATATTTAATTTAGTTAAGATATATGAGCAAATAGATTATAACGAAGAAATGTCTAGAACTTTAGGTGTTACTCAGGGTAATTTTCAATGGGTTAATGGAGTTAAAGATTCTCAAGTTATATTTTATCCAGATATAAAAGGTAGATTTAAAGTTAGTTGGGTTCCACCTCAACAACTGCAAAATAGAGTCATATTAAAAAATGGAGTTAAACACCCTGGTAATGAACACATGGGTGCATTTGGTTGTGACAGTTACGATATTAGTGGAACAGTTGATGGTTTTGGTTCAAAAGGAGCTTTGCACGGGTTAACAAAGTTTTCTATGGAAGATGCTCCAGCAAACAGTTTCTTTTTAGAATACTTGTCAAGACCACCAACAGCAGAGATGTTCTTTGAAGATGTTCTAATGGCTTTAGTGTTTTACGGGATGCCTATACTCGCAGAGAACAATAAACCTCGTCTCTTGTACTACTTAAGGCGAAGAGGATATAGAGGGTTTAGTATGAATAGGCCTGATAAAATATGGAACAAATTATCTGTAGCAGAAAAAGAAGTAGGTGGAATACCTAATTCAAGCGAAGATATAAAACAAGCGCATGCTGCTGCCATTGAAATGTATATTCAAGACCATGTTGGTATAAAACAAGATGGAACACTTGGAGATCTTTATTTTAACGAATTATTAAACGATTGGAGTAGGTTTGATATAAACAAAAGAACAAAACATGATGCTTCCATAAGCTCTGGATTAGCTATAATGGCTAACAATAGACACTTATATGCTCCAAATTCAAAAATAGAAAAACAGTCGATAAATTTAAATGTCGGTAGATACCAAAACAAAGGTTTCGAGTCGAAATTAATTAAAGAATAATATGAGAAGAACCAAAAACTTCCCAAGTCAAGTAGTTAGTGATGAGGAAAAGCTTAGTCAAGAATACGGTTTAGAGGTTGCTCGAGCTATAGAAAACGAATGGTTTAACGATTCTGGATATAACAATAATAGGTATTTAACAGATCACAATAATTTTCACAAGCTACGCCTATACGCTAGGGGTGAGCAGTCTATTCAAAAATATAAGGATGAGTTATCTATAAATGGTGATTTGTCCTATTTAAATTTAGATTGGAAGCCCGTGCCAATTATACCTAAGTTTGTAGATATAGTTGTTAACGGAATGACAGAAAGATTGTTTACTGTTAAGGCTTATTCTCAAGATCCTTTTGGTGTTGATAAAAGAACTAAGTACATGGAGTCCGTACAAAAAGACATGGACACGAAAGAGTTTAATGACATGGCTCAAAACTTAATGAACATGGATCTTTATAAAAACAAGAAAGAAGATCTACCTGAAAATGAAGATGAACTAGCCTTACACATGCAACTCAACTATAAGCAGGCTGTAGAAATTGCTGAAGAACAAGCTATTAATGTTTTGTTAAGAGGCAATAAATATGACTTAATACAAAGAAGATTATATTATGATTTAGCGGTGTTAGGTATAGCATCAGCAAAAACTTCTTTTAATAAATCACAAGGAGTTACTGTTGAATACGTTGATCCAGCTAATTTAGTTTACTCTTACACTGACTCGCCTTATTTTGAAGATGTGTATTACATTGGTGAAGTAAAAGAAATTCCAATAAATGAATTAGTAAAACAGTTTCCACATTTAACAGATTCAGATCTAGAGGATATAGATAAAAATAACTATAAAGGAAGGCAAAGAGGTGGTAGTTACAACACTAGTGCTAATGAAGATAAAAACAAAATAACAGTTCTTTACTTTAATTATAAAACTTTTATAAACGAAGTTTATAAAATGAAAGAAACTGGAACCGGTGGAGATAAAGCTATTTCAAGGGATGATACTTTTAACCCACCAGAAAACAAAGAAGGAGGTTTTGGAAAGTTAGATAGAAAAGTAGAGTGTTTATTTGAAGGGGCTTTAATACTAGGTAGTGATAAATTACTTAAGTGGGGTAAGGCTAAAAACATGATGCGTTCAAAAAGCGATTTTACTAAAGTTAAAATGAACTATTCTATAGTTGCTCCTAGAATGTACAATGGTAAAATAGAATCATTAGTTAGTAGAATAACTGGTTTTGCTGATATGATCCAACTAACTCACTTGAAGTTACAGCAAATAATGTCTAGAATGGTTCCTGACGGTATATATTTAGATGCGGATGGTTTGGCTGAAATTGACTTGGGCAACGGCACGAACTATAACCCACAAGAAGCTTTAAACATGTATTTTCAAACTGGTTCTATTATTGGTAGAAGCTTCACTTCTGATGGCGATCAGAACCCTGGCAAAATACCTATTCAAGAAATACAGTCTGGAAGTGGTGGTGGTAAAATGCAAGCCCTTATCGGTAACTACAATTACTACTTACAGATGATAAGAGATACAACCGGACTTAATGAAGCTAGGGACGGTAGTACGCCAGATGAAAGATCTTTAGTTGGTGTACAGAAAATGGCAGCAGCCAACTCTAACACGGCAACAAGACACATACTTAATTCTGGTTTATTTTTATCTGCAGAGATATGCGAAGCGTTATCACTTAGAATATCAGACATTATAGAATACTCTCCAACAAAAGATGCTTTCATACAAGCTATAGGTTCTCATAACGTAGCTACCTTAGAAGAGATGTCTGAGTTACATTTATATGATTTTGGAATATTTTTAGATTTAATGCCAGACGAAGATCAAAAAGCTATTTTAGAAAATAACATTCAAATTGCTTTATCGCAACAAACAATAGAGTTAGAAGATGCTATAGATCTTAGGGAGATAAAAAACATAAAACTTGCTAATCAACTTATTAAATTAAGAAGAAAAAAGAAACAGCAAAAAGACCAAAAGATGCAGCAAGAGAATATGAAAGCTCAATCAGAAGCTAACGCCCAGCAACAACAAGCTGCTGCTCAAGCAGAAATGCAAAAACAACAAGCTTTGGTTCAAAGCGAAATACAATTAGAACAAGCTAAAGCCCAAATGAAACAACAAACGCTACAAGTCGAAGCCGAGGTTAAAAGAACCTTAATGGATCACGAGTTTGCAATAAACATGAAGTTAAAGAAAATGGATTTACAACAATCTGTAGAAAAAGATAATACTAGAGAAAATAGATCTGATAGAAGGCAGATGATTGGAGCTGCTCAGCAAGAAAAGTTAGTAGAAAAAAGAGAAGAAGTAAAAGAAAAACCATTTGAATCATCAGGTAACGACGTTCTTGGTGGTGGAATGAGATTAGGTGCATTTGAACCTAAGTAGAAAACAAATTATTAATTATTATTATATTATATTATGGAAAAAAGAGAAGAACCAATAGTAGATGAAACTGTTGAAAAGTTAAAAGTTAAAAAACCAAAAAAGAAAAAGTTTGATCAACCAGAAGGAGAAACCTTTAAAGTAGATCTTAAGGAGCTAGTTGAGAAAGCTGAAGATATAGTCAAAATAGATTTATCTAAACCAGTTGAAGAAATAAAAGCTCCACAAGAAAAACCAACTGAACTGGTAAATAAAGTAGATCTACCAGTTATAGAGGAAGTAACTAACGAGGTAACTGAAGTAGAGCAAGTAGCAGAGATTGTAGAGCAAGAAATAAAACAATCAATGAAAACAGGAGTTGATTTACCTGAAAGTGTTCAAAAGCTAATGGGCTTTATGGAAGACACGGGCGGAGACTTGAATGATTATGTAAAACTAAATCAAGATTTCTCTGAAATGGACAATCATACTTTATTAAAAAAATATTATGATGTAACAAAGCCTCATTTAAAAACAGATGAAATTGATTTTATCATGGAAGATAAATTTTCATTTGATGAAGATATCGATGAGGAGATAGACATTAAAAGAAAAAAATTAGCGATGAAGGAGCAAGTTGCCGAAGCAAAGCTACACTTGGAAAGTGTAAAATCCAAATACTACGAAGATATCAAAATGGGTTCAAAGCTTACGAGTGAGCAAAAGAACGCGGTTGAGTTTTTCGACAGATACAACAAAGAATCAAAAGTAAATCAGAAAACACAGGAACAAGCAAAGTCATCATTTTTAAATAAAACTGAAAATGTTTTCAATGAAAAATTCAAAGGTTTTGAATACGAGGTTGGAGATAAAAGATATAGGTTTAACGTTAAAGATACTGATAGTGTAAAAGAGACCCAAAGCGACATTAATAACTTTGTCAAAAAGTTTTTGAACAAAGATAATCAAATGGAAGATGCTAAGGGTTATCACAAAGCTTTGTATACTGCTATGAACTCTGATAGTATTGCAAATCACTTTTACGAACAAGGTAAAGCTGATGCTTTAAAAGAAAGTATAGCTAAATCTAAAAACATTGATATGGATCCAAGACAGTCACACGGTGGCGAGGTTCAATCAAGTGGTACAAGGTTTAAAGTGCTAGGTGATAATTCTTCTGATTTTAAATTCAAAATTAAAAGCAAAAATAAATAAAAATTTAAAAAAACAAAATTATGGCATTAACTAATGGAACTAATTTGAATAGTGTAGCTGCTCCGCAGCAACAAGCACTATCTACAAATTATATCGATTTTACAAGCACAACAACACA